TGCCTTGGCTCGCTCTGCTGGGCCTTTGGCGTTCTTTACAACTTTCTCTATCCTTGCACAGAAACTAGCTTTACGCCCTTCATCCTTTTTGGTCTTTGGATTAGGAGCTGGTGGCTTTAAATTGGAGTTGTTCTTGGCGTTGTACTCAGCACGCCCTTTGGCAGTCATCCCAGCGCCCTTTTCCGTTGGGTTGTAAGTCTTACCCTTACCTGTGGTCTTATGCTCAATGGGCTTGTCGTGCTTTTTCATTTCTTTTTGGCCTCGGCTTTACCGCCCTTTTTGGCAATGTTCTCACGCTGCTTGGCGTAACCAATCGCTACTGCTTGCTTAACAGGCTTGCCCACCTCTATCTCTTTTTTGATATTGGCTTGGCGTGCTTTGTCTGATGTTCCTTTACTTAGAGGCATTTTCTTCATCCTTTTCAAGTTCGGTTAAAGTCCATTGGCATTGTTGTAAAGCACCATTGATCTGTTGCAACTGTTGCTCTAGCTCTTTACCTTTTGTTACTAAGTCTTGTATGCGCTTTTCTATTAGCTCTTTCATACTTCCTCCACAAAGCAAACATCTTGCCATGACATAACTATAAGGCGTTCATCCTTGTCTAGCAAGTCTTTAAACTTTAAATATTCGTCTTTGTAATCCTTGGCTAGTGTGCCAAAGTAAACCTTATCGCCTACTTTTAGGCCTTCTTCTGCTGCTTCATCACCTACTGCGGTAATGTATCCAACGGTATCAGCTTCTGCGGTTTGTATCCATAAGTCAGACTTGATGCGTCTTTCTGGTCTGACAAATATCTTGTCTCTTAGCGGTTTAAACATTTTTCTTTGGCCTTCCTTTACGCTTTGGAGGCTCGACTAAAACAGGCAATTCTATTAGTTGGCGTTCAATATGCAAAAAAACACCCGACTCCGTAGAGTCAGGTAAATTGGCTTTCTCTGCAAATTCTCCGCACCACTCATTTCTACTTCTGGTTTGGTAAGTAGGAAAGCGTCTACACGCTCCTATTTCCTGTCCCAGATAATATAAACAAGCACTACAATTGCGAACAGTCATAGCAACTCCATTACAGTTGTTGTGATTAGAGATGCCCCCTTGATGCTCCTTGGGGGCATTTCGCTTTTACATTGAATCTTGAACGTGTTCCATGCGCTTGTGATCGTAGCAGCTAGACTCGGATGATCCACCCTTCATCTCGCCTTTACGGCCATCGTGCATCCCCATGTGGCTAGAATCACGGCTACCAATGCCGTCCATCTTGCCCATGCCTACGCCACCAGCAATGGGCATCTTACGCTCACCACTTGTGTCGCTTGACAATGCGCCTTTAGGAATCTTCTCGCCTGACACGCCAGGACGGAACACTTCCTTGTCAACCATTGATGCGCCAACTTTCTTTTCGCCTGTGCGATCAGATGATTTTGCGCCTTTTGGCTCTTTCTCCATGTTTGGATAACCCATGATAATTCCTTTGTTTCTTTGCAAAAAACACTACCTTTTGTAGCCATTCCACTATATCATATTTTTCAAACAGGTCAATTTTTATCTGAAATCAGCAATCTATATTTATACAAACCTCCCTCAATGTGCTGCCTTTCTACAGTATGACCTCCAAATCTAGGCTTCCTTAAATGCCTGAGTTGTGCGCTGATGCTTGCCTCTGGATCGCCTGTTAGATTGGCTATTTCTCTTAAAGTGCGCCACTTTTCATCACTAACTACGTCCCAAATCCGTAAAAGTTGACCAGTTAGTCTGGCATTGTCACGTTTGGCTTCGTAATCATCACCGTCAAATCTTAATGGTTCTTGGAACGCAGATAGCATCATTTACTCCTTACTTCGTTTTTGTAAAACTCAATGGCCATTGTGGAAACAAACATGGTCATTGCTGCTCCAGCTATGAATCCACCAATAAATACTGCTAATTCAATCATGTTTACTCCTTAAAATGGTATGTCATCGTCCATGTGTTCTATGCTATTGACTCTATTTCTTTGTGGGCTTGGCACTCCACCATCATCTTTGGGTCTAGGATCATTTAAATAAGCCCAGCCGTCCCAACCGCCCTCCTTTAAGGGTATGGTGTCCATTTTGATCATTGGCCCTTTAGAAGTCTCAATAATCGATCCAATCTTGGTGTAACGGTTCTTTTGTTGGCCACTAGCGTTGGTGTAAGACCCTGTAATGACTACGATTTCTTTAACTATTTTGCTCATTTAATGTTCCTTAAAATTTCTACTTTTTGATTTATTTCTTCCAAAAACACTCTTACTTCTTCCTCAAGCATCTTGATGTAAACATCATTACGCTCAACTCTTTGCACAAATATTTGCAAGTTTTCTGGCATCCTTGGATCAAAACTCACAAAATCACACCATTTACGCCCAGTACAAGCCATTTGCCATTGCATTTGTGGTTGGTATTTATTAGGCACTTTTTGGTTAAGCAAAGTTTCCATCTGTGTCTTGCTCTCAGGACATTTGATTTCAACTAATCCGTCTTCACCTACAAATCCATCAGGGCTAGCGCCAGACATTGCAATTGTGGGATGGTCAATAAAGCCTATTTCATCCACAAAAACTTCCCTATAAAGCTCATAGGCGATTCTGGCTTGTGGTTCTGTGGCAGTTCCCCATTCCATTGCAGCGTTGGTGTAAAACTCGGCTTGTTGGCCAGTTAAGCGTTCTAGCGTTAGCTGGGTACTATAGTTTTCTCTTGAGGCGCTAGGGCCTGACTTGGTTTTAGCAATCACATCAGCAATCTTGCTTGCGGTAACCTTACCAAGGCGCTGCTTAAACCATTCTTCTGTGCGTTGTTCAATCATGCGTTTTTTTCCTTTAAAAAAGATTGAATTAATAAAATAAATTCGTAAATTTCAATTTTTTGTAATTTTTGAAGAACCAATATTGAATCAATTTCTTGATTGGTTAAAGTTTTAAATTGGCTATTTACTTTATCGGACATTTCACCATTAAATTTTTCACCAACTAAATCTTCAAATTTTGCAAAAATATCTTTGCTAGGAACTGTTCTATTGGTTTCCCAATGTGCAATTGTTGAACGCAAAATTCCAAGTTTTTCCGCAACATCTGATTGACGCATATTTGCCCGTTTTCTTGTGTAACGAATCCAATGAGCAAGCGAAATATTCATTTTTGTCCCCTTGCTCTAATATCAAAAGCCATTTGTTTATGCCATTCAGCAATCTTTGCACATTTTTCACGTTCGTTTTCTGCTACCAGTTTTGCAAAATCTTCCAACATTGAATGAGTAAAACCTATTGGTGAACCATGTTCTGTAAACATAAAACTAGCTTGTTTGGCCATTTCTATAATTTCTTCTTTAGTCATTTTTATTCCTCATTTCTTCATAAATTTTCATTTCATTCACAATTAAATACATTAAATCAATATTAGGAACTTCTAAAAAATCAGCAATTCCTACTGTTGTTTGAACCAATGCTTCTAAAGTTACACTCATTTCTTGGCCTAAAAACAATTTCATGATTTCATCGTGTAGTTGCTGAGTTGTCTTTTGTTTAATCTTCTTTGTCATAATCATCATCCTCTATTAGTTCGTAATGTCCACAAATTGCACAATGTAAATGTCTGCGTGTTTCTGTTAATTCCAATTCACCAAGTGGGCAAATTGGACAAGGTAAATCATCCATTTAAAGCCTCTCTTAATTCATTTTTTACTTTATTGACCATTTCTTGCCATTGTTTTTCGTTGTGACACGCTTGATAAGCTATTCTGAAACTAGCTTTTAATTGTTCTTCGTTTTCTGCTTCTTTCATTTTGTCAATCAACAAACCTAATTTTTCAGGTTCTACATGGCTTTTGATTGGCAAATTAGGCGTTTTAGGCTTGGATGCTTGGTTGCCGTCATCGTCCTCTGGGGCTTGACCTGTGGCGGCCATCAAAGAAGCCCGACGAATGTAAGTCAAACATGACATAAAGCCTTGGGGATCGTGTCTATTAGCTGGGAAAAACAATCTTCCACAATTCATTTGCTCACCAGACTCATGCGTAAACACAGTTTCAATTACGATACCTTCATTGTGTTCATAGGTATGTTGGCTTAAAAATATGCCGTTGTCGTTTAAAGCGTCTATAACGGCTTCTACGCAACTTGCTAGGTCAACATACTTTGATTTGAAATGAGGGTTTGTAGACTGTTTTAATGCTGGGCCAAATGCCTTTTGTGCTTTGACCAAGGCGGTTGCTATTTCTTTCATGCTAAATCCTTTGAAATTTCTTTAATTTGTTCGATGGTTGACTCAAGTTCTTGTTTAAGAAATTCAACTTCTTGGCATAAGATTTTGACTTGAGCTTTGTAATATCCTGTTTGATAAGCAAATGATTCATTCATGTTGTAATGAATTAAAGAATCTTCGCATTGCTTTACAATTTTTTCGTAATTAGTCATTAGGTTCTCCAGATAAAAAGGTCAAGCAACAGAACAATGACGGCAGCAATGCTGACTAAAGTCATTGCAATTTCTACTGCGTTGGGTTTGTGGTAAAACTTGGTGATTGAAGCGCCATTCTCCATAGTGTTTGGAAAGGCTTCATTTAGTGTGCGGGGATAACGTCTCATGTTAAGTCCCCTGTAATGGTCAACGCTAGGTTGATGATGTATGTAGGATGATGTATCCCTACCTTGACTTGATCTAAGATCAGATTTGCTTCTTGTCTTGTCATTACGACTCCTTAAAAGACCCTATAACGATTTGTTTGGGGCATGGGTGTATTGTTAATCTAAATTAACTAGGAGTCAACAATTATTTTGTAGGTATATTCCCTAATGTTGTATTTACTTAACACTTACCTAAATGGGTAAATATGTGTTAACATTAGCACATGACTAAAGAACAAGCAATTAAATACGCTGGTAACCAGAACAAACTTGCAAAGATACTCGGTATCTCAAGAATGGCGGTTTGCCAATGGAAAGAAATACCCCAAGCTAGGATATGGCAACTTCAATTGCTACATCCTGAGTGGTTTATTAACACTTGATTTGTTTTTGAGTTATAATGAAATTGTCTAGAGTGGCATCTAGGTAATTGAAGTTGTTGTTATGAACCCCATAGTTTTCTGTGTGGTCTTGTTCGATAGCAAGCGAGTCTTTTGACAACTTCAATCGCCTTGCTGTTGCTCTCGCCAAGAGCCAAGACCACAGAGTGAATTATGGGGTTTTTGCTTTTGCAGACCGCAACCCACGCGTTAGCAAAGCATTTGAATGGATGGCATGGGATAGAACACCGCACTCTGACACACCCCAGAGCAAAACGTGACCGAACTTGGTTTAGGTATCGGTAAAGCAATTGGTAACTCAGGTGGAAACTAGGCCAGTTGTATAAGATGAATAGACCCGTCCAGCGAGCTTGGATTTGATTTCTACTTTTAAGATAACAGCAGACGTAAGCAGATGAGATTGAATTGGAGAAA